CAATGGAAATTCTTAAAGATTATAAGACAGATTTACAGGGTGTCCAGTTTGGTGTTGTTAGGGTATTTACTAAAGATGAACCTGAAGGATATGAAATCGCTTCTTATAGAAAAGATATATCTAAAGGTAGGGATAATAAAGGAACTGATAAAAAAGTTGATATCGGAGATCATATTACAATTAACGATGATGTTATGAGGCGTGATATTTCTATAAATGCACTTTTTTATGATATTGGTACAGGTGAAATTGTAGATATTGTAGGAGGTCAGAAAGATATTAAAAATAGAATCATTAGAGCTGTGGGTGTTCCACAAAAAAGATTTGATGAAGATAGATTAAGAATTCTTAGAGCATTAAGGTTTGTAGCTACTACTGATAGTAAATTAGATGAAGAAACAGAAGATGCTATTAAAAAGGATAGTAGATTATTTGGTATATCAGATGTTGATGATGTATCCAGGGAAAGAATTTTCTTAGAATTCAAAAAAGTAAAAGAAAAAGCAAGAAAAAACAATGACCCTAAAATCATAAAAAGATTTGTTGATGATTTAATCAAGTATGATATAATGGATCAAATCTTTCCTGTTATTACAAAAGAAAAAGCAATCAAACCTACAACATATTTAACTGTCGCTATTGCACAAGTTTTAAGGGATAACGAAGTTAATGATGATTTCAAAAAACTTCTTATTGATGCTAGAATTCCTACCGATTTTGTAGAAATTATATCAATTTTAATTAAAATGTGGCAAATGAAAGCAATCGCACCTGAAGATGTGTACGAATTGTACAAACAAGTGCGAAATAAGAACGTTAGGAGAGATATCTTAGAAGAGTGGATAAAGGTTATGGGTTTAACAGATAAGTCATATATGACCTTCTTAGACTATGAACCATCCACTTCTGGTAAGGATGTTATGGCTGATGGGTTTAAAGGAATTGGTGTTGGAAATGAAATCAGAAAAAGAGAAGCTAAAAAATTTAAAGAACTTCTTAAAGAATCTATTATAATAGAATCATTTGATATATTTAAAATGAAATAATAAAATGAAAAATTTTGTAGAATTCATAAACGAAGAAGTAGGACAATCAATGGTTGACTCATATGAATATAAAAAAGAAATAGATTATGAATTAGCAACATATTACACATTCACAACAGAAGATAATGATAAATATATAGTTAGGTTTTTTCATATAGGGGAATTTCAACATAAAGAAAAATGGATGGGTCATTATCAAGTAGAATTTGTAACAACAGGGGATGATGAAAATGAAGGTGATAGAATTGTTGTAAATAAAGGAAGATTCTATAAGGTGATGTCAACTGTTGTTAATATTATTAAAGAATTTGTAAAAGAATATGATCCAAAATTATTAAAAATTAATCCAGTTTCTAATTTTAAAAAGGACAAAAGACGAAAGAACATATATATATTAGATATATTGAAAAATTGTTACCAGATAATTACAAATATAAAAAAGCTTTATTTGGTGATACTTTAATAATAACCAAAAAGAAATAATATATGGATATATTAACCGATAACATTAATCTTGAAGATCAAGAAATATTAGAATATAAATATAAATTTTTTTATGATGAACCTAAAAGTTTAACATTCTATAATAGAATTATCAGTAGAGCATTAGATAATAGATACCCAGATTTAAAAAATGAGAATGGTAATTTTATTAATATACCAGGTGATCCTACACCATATTCTAAATTAAATTATTTACCTGGAAATAGACAGGGTGTTGCATTATTAATTAATTATACTAATAAACGAATTGTAGAAGCAGCACAAAAAGGACAATTAATATCAAATAAACAACTTGATTTTAATAATACAGAAAATTTAAATAAAGAATTTAATAGATTTCTTCAAATTCTTCCTGAATTAATTTATGATATAATAGATGAAAATGGTGATAAAGAATTTTTTGATATATTAATAGAACATCTAAGAAAGTTGGGTGAAACTGGAAAAATATCAGAAAAACAAATATTGGAATTTATTAAATCGTGTAAACCTTATATAAGAGATATAGAAACTGGTGGTGATGGAAATAAAGATGATATTAAAAAAGGTATTGATATCAAATTTACCAACCGGGGGGTAGTGGAAACTGTGCAACATAAAACTTGTTATTCTGTATTTAAAGGAAAAGGATATTACCATGTTTATCGAGTAGCTGGTATTCAAGTGTATGATGTAGATTATATGAGTTTTTCAACTAGAAATAAAGAATTATTTTTATTCAAAAATAAAAATGTAGAAGTTAGAGAACAGGAAAATAAAAACAATGGTAAAATAGAACAAAAATATGTTTTCCCAATTAAAGATTTGGAATATAAAAAACAGTTAAAAATATAAATTTATTATGAAAAATAAAAAAAGCAAATTAGTTTTAGGATTAATACTTTTTGTAGTGTTCTTATTAGGATTTATGTCAAATTCTTTAATTAATAAAGACACTAAAAAAACAGAAACATTTACTGATACTGAAGAATTAATATCTAAGTATTCAAATTTACCCGAAGCAATTGATTCTATAGAAAATTTATCAGTATGTTATTATGATACAGCTAACCTTGAAATGTTACATTATGTATTGGAATATAATGATAAACATAATACATCTAATTATTATATCACTAATTTTGGTGATTCTATTGAATATAATAAAGAAAATTTTTATAGGTATGTTGCACTATACACAGTAGCAGAAAATCTATTAGAGACAAGAAAACACATCATAAATGGATTAATGATGGATAGTGAAATCAATAAGATTAATAAGATTAGAAATAAGGTAGAAGATTAAAGAAAAACCCCACATTAAAATAACGCAGGGTTTCTCATTACAATTAGAATATAAACTTAAACTTGATTTCTATAAACATTCATCTGATTCTTAAACCTTTTAAATTTTTCATAATAATTCATTTCAGTAACTAAGTTAGTTTCAATAATAGCATTATACAAAGCATCAGATAATTTCATTTTATTATCACTATAATTATCAATTAGTTCATCAATATATTTTCCAGCAGCATTTTTAATTTTAATTGTGGATGGATTATCCTGAACTCTATTTCGTATCCTTGATTTTAATTCATTTATAAAATAATCCTGGTCAGTCCAATTATTATAAAAGATTGTATATTTTTTAGCAAATTTATACTTCTTTGATATATATAAAATTGTAAAAAATGCTATAGGAATTAAAGGTGTAAAAATTGTAATCAATGTCCAAATTGAACCTTTAAGTATAGCAAATAGTATTATTGTATAAAACACCCATCCACCTAAAATTATAAACATCAAATTAATTCTTTTTTGAATTTTTGTGTATGTTATCTTTAGACGATTATAAATTGATAATTCATTCATATTTTTAATTTTAATTAGTAAATAAATTTTTTGGGTTCATATTGTGGTATCATATCTATTCTTTTAATCATATCTTTTGATATATTACAACTTACCCCATCGTTAATATAATTAAAATAATCTATTCCATCATCATTATTAAAAATATAATCTATTTTATCATAGAATTTTTTGTCTAATTTTAATCCAAATAAAAAATCCATTTGATGTACAAAAGTACAACTAACTTGATTTCTCCAAGTATAACCAAATTCTAGAAGGAATTCACCTTTTGTTTTTATTCTATATTTATATTTCCTAATCATTGAACCACAAATATACAAACAAAAATTAATATATACAAATAAATTATATTTATTTTTAATGATAACTAATATAAACCAATTTCTTTTATTAGAAAATATACAACAAGCTAAGAAATATTTAAAGGAAAAGGGGATAGACCCAAAAGATGATACAATGTTTATTATTATAAAAGATTTATTAAAATCTACCCCTAATCTAATTGGTCATTTTGTTAAATTAGCACACGAAGAACCATCTGGTTCTATGGGTGGAATAGAAGAAGTAATAGATTGGATTAATGCAAATAGAGATAAGGTTGGTCAGTTACCAAAAAATGTTTTAGAATACCAAACAATAGAAGAATTAGAAGATGATGTTAAAGACCTGGAAAGAAAAATAAAAACAAATAAATTTTATAAAAGTTTATATGGTTCAATGAGGAAATCCGTAGATCAATTAGATAAAGTGAACCGAAATAAATTTGATGATTTAGCATTAGCTTTTACTGAACTACCAGAAGAAACAAAGAAACAATTTACACCATTAAAATATTTTAAAATGAATCATATTTCCATTCAACAATTTATGGAAGTTCTTCATAATTTTATAGAAAATGAAACAGTAAATAATGATAAAGAAAGTATATTAAAAAAATTAGAAAACCATAAAGGAAAATATAAAATAAAATATAATCAGGATAATGTTTTAGTTATTCAAACGAATGATAAAGAAACAGTTTGTGATTTAGGATCGCAAAGTTGGTGTATTGTATATTCACCGGATAATTATTATTCATATTATAATCCAGAATCAGCTAATACACAATTTATTGTATATAATTTTAATTTACCATCTTCTTTATCTAATTCTATGTTTGGTATAACAATGGAATATGATGGTAAAACTAAATATGGTGGTTGTCAGAATAAAACTAATCAAGGTGTGTCACTTGAACAAATAAAAGAATATACAGGAATTCCTGATGGTATATTAGTACCTGATCCCAAAATAGCAGGTGCTAAATTAAAAATGCATAATTTATTACAATTTTTTGTAAAACCTGATACAACATATATTTCATTTATAAATGAAATGTTAAAAGAATTTCCAGAAGAAGATGATGAAATATACATAAACCAGGTATTAGAATCTATAAGTAGTACTAGGACACCAACAGGTGAAAGTAATTTAAGATTTAATAATACTTTTAAAGATAAAACATTAGATGAAACTGTAATAATATTAAAAACTAAATATGTTGATAAAATATTATCACATTATGAATTATCTAATTTATTACCAATTGCACTAATACTTTCAGATAAATTAGTATCACAGATGATAATCCTATACTTTTTTCATTTACTTAACCCCGATAGATTACAAAGACAAATGGTGAAAGTTGATCAATATACAGATTCAATATTCCCCCCTGGAAATGATGAAGTGATTAAATTTTTAGAGAACATTGATATAACAAAAGATACTATAAAAACATTATTATCTAAATTAAATATTATAGTTGATGATGAATCTATTATAAAATATTTTGATTTTATGAATAAAACTAAAAAAGAAAGTATTAGATTAATATTAGAATTAGATACTAATCACGATCTCTTTGGTACATTTGATGGTTATAAAAAGATTTATGATAAATTTCAATTACCTATAGATATAAAAGATGATACTGGACCATACGATGCAATGTTTACTTATTTTGAAGTTGTGGGTAGATTATCAAAAAGATTTTCCGATGAAAAAGAATTTTTTGAATTTATATCTGAACAATTAAATTTAAGGAAAAATGATAAAAAAATATTATTAGATACTGTTGGTTTAATACTTGATGATGCAGGTGGTAATGGTGATGACTATTCTTGTTTAGATGATTCAAGCACAAATCAATTTTTAACAGATTTAATAAAAGGTGTAAACATAGATGTGACAGATTTAGTTAAAACTGATGATATTTTTGGTTTATATGCTTATAATGAATTAGATAATAAATATAATAAAATATTTAAAGAACGCATTGATGTACATACAGATGAAAATGGTGTAGATTATGTTGAAGTTTCAGATTTTACTTCTTTTGATGATTTAATATTTAAAGAAGAATACTTTAATATGTTAGAAGATTTCCAGCACTTTGACTGGTATGATGTTGATGATTATACATTAGAAAGTTACTTTGATGATCTAGATGATTATAATATTATTGATATAGCAAAACATATTTTAATAGAAAGTCCAGAATTTGAAAAATTATTACCATCTAAATTAGTAAATGAATATATTACTGATTCTGAAAATATGGTAGTGAATGGTAAGAAAGTAAAAGTACCATTAAAAGGATTAGAATATCAATATGGTTCAACGGAAAAATTAAAAGAAATTAAAAAAATATTAGATAATATAATATTTAATTATGAAGATACAGATGTAGTAGATTTTAATTATGAAGATTATGATATGGATTTTATTGAAGAAGATATAAAAAAAGAAATGATATATAGAGCTCTAATGTATGCACAAGAAAGTGTACAATATGATTATATGTGGAATGCTTTAATAGATACTATAGGTGAATATTTAGGTGGTAGTAATTGGCCTAATAATGATGAAGAAACCCCTAAAGTATCGGGTGATAGTATATACAAATTCGTTGATAGTAAATTATTATTTACAATTGATATTTCAAATTTAGTACAACCTATAGATAACTATTATGATTTAAATTATAATTATGGTCAAAAATATGATTGGGGAAATCTTGTATCATATGTTGCAAAAGAATTAAATTCCCCAACTGATATGGAATATAAACTTGAAAATGCTTCCTATGAATCACCTGATAAAAAATCATATAATGAAGCTTTTAGAAACTTATAAAAATATCAAACCGGGGATTATTATTTTTCAAATACCCATAAATCCTTCTTATTGATTGTTCAAAATTATATCTTTTAATATGAACCTTTAAAGTATCTACTGGTCTAGTATAAATTGAATTATTATTATTAAATATAACAGTACCTTGATATTCTATAATTTTTTGTACAGAATTTAAGATAGCACTAACATATTTTTCTTCACTATAAACAGCATATACTGAATTCTTTTTTAATGTAGTTAACATATGATTGATAGGTTCATATATTTGTTCAATATGAATAATTCTTACTTTAGTTTCACCATATGGAATATAAACAACTGGAATACCACCTATTTTAGCTTCATGTATTCTTCTGATAGATTCAGCTATTAATGTGCAATAATTTATATCAGTTTCATAATTATTTCCTGCACCTGGTCGATAAAAACTATTGTGATCTACACCATATACATCATAAAGAATAGATTGTAATATGGTGGTATCAATTGTTGGTAGGTTTTTTCTTTCCCAATGATTTATTAATAATATTTTTTCAATATTATTCATTCTACAAAAAGATAATGATAAATTTTGTGTTCTTTCATTAAAAGAACAATCAATGATATAATCAACCTTATACCTTACATTGGTTATATCCCTTGATATATTTAATTTAAATTTACCATATCGTTTGTAATCATTATACAACGATTGAGCAATAAAATTGTCACCTATAATAACCAAGCTTTTTGTAGCTCGATCTGTAGTATTCTCCATAAGAATTTTTTAAAATAGTGTTTTAAGACTTTCCAATCTTTTCAAATAATCTTCTTTTTGTTCCCTGTGTAATTTTTGTGCGTATTCCGTATAATATGTTACATTATTTATAAAATTTGTCTGATCCGATAAAGCTTGTGATACTGATACACCCCTTTCATCAGCTAAACCCTTGATAGCAAATATAAACCAATCGTGATCATAACATTGTAATAAATCAGCATCCATTATTATTTGCTGAAGATAATTTTCTGGTTCTTTAACTTTTGGAAATTCAGTACTAAGTATCATACTAATAATTTCTCTTACTGTATATACACTAAAATCGTGTACATTCAATTCTACAAATTTATCAAATTCATCTAATGCAATTTCTATATTTTCTCTATCTTTTAATTTTCCACCACTATGATTAAAATCATGGAATAAACAAGCTAATCCTAAATTAATCATATCATTAATATCTATATCTTCTAATGTATCAAGTATATTAATAGCTGTATCAAAAACATTTATACAATGTCTTGTATTGTGATAAGGGTGTGATGCTATGTTATTTTGTATTAAATAAGTAAATGCTTTTGTCCAAATTGGAAATCTTTTAATTTTGTCTAAATAATGTGACATTCTTCTTACGATTCTTTTTTAAAGTTCTTTTAATATAAAGAACTTTTTGTTTTCGTCTTTTAAGTTTTTCATTATTATATTCTATTTCAACTGAATCTAATAATTGTTTTAAGGTGTGACCCATACTATATTTTGTATTATATAGACTATTTTTTTGCATATGGTATGTATCGGTATAATATATTTTAAGTTCGTTTAAAGTAGAATTATCCCAACAATATTGACAAGTTGCAAATGTAGCACTTCCATAACTTGTAGGTACTGATTTAGGAATACAATATTTCCAAGGAAGTCCACAACAATCACATGTACTATACCCAGGTGATATTATTCTGAATAAAAATGATACAAGTTTAAATCTTTTGATTTTATTCACTATACTCTTTCTGTCCACTTAAAATGTTGTTAATTTTTTCTTTCCGGAATGTTTTATCTAATGCACCAATAACATCTATGTAATTTTGTTTTTGATTCTTTAATGATTTTATTTTCTTCTTTATTTCTTCATCAATATTATTAACACTTTGAAAACAATTTTCATAATATGTTTTAATTAATTTCTTTTCAATTTCTATTAGATAATTTTTATCTAAATTTCTTGTCATTATAGATGCATAATGAACACCTAGCATATCTTTCCATTTCATATCATAATCCATAAATATTTCATCCCATCGTTCACCATCTCTAAAACCAACTCTATAAAATTCCCTGGTTATTATAATTTCTTCTAATGTTTTATCATATTCAATAGAAACACGATAACTTCTTGGTTCGTTTGAAAAACCATGATCCTTTTTAGTCGTATCTTTTTTTATAATTTTAATCTTGTAATCGGTCATTTATTTTTCCTTTTAAATTTTCTATTTTCTTTTTACGATTAAGAATCTTAAATTGCTTTTCTAAAGATTTTGAATTTTTTTCAAGTCTTTCATTCCAAAATTTTTCCCAATCAGTCATCTTGTTTTTCTTCAAAAATATAACATTCACAATATTTACATCCACATGGTTCCATTTCTTCATATGAATCAAAATGTCTATAATATGGATGACCACAAACACAAATTCTATTATCACCATATTTGGGATTATATTCTTCTGTTATAATTGTTTTAACTTCTAATTTTCTTATATAAGGTTTTTCTTTACACATAATTTTTATAATCTTCTAATCCTAATTCTTTAGCATCACCATAAATATATCCTACAACAAAGTATATTACTTTTCCATTATTATCTTTAGCTAATGACATTAACATATCAGGGGAATCATCAAAACTTTTAGGTGAATAAAATACACCCATATGATTAGGAATTTTATTATAGTTCTTTATCCAATCAATATTCATTAATTCTTCTTTTGTAGAAACTTCGTGTTCAGTTTCTTCAAATCCTGTGAAAAAATTCGGATATCTTCTTTTTATTTTCATTGTATTTTTCTTTTAGGAAAATTATATGTTGTTTCATAAACTTTAGGTATTCTTCCAGTAATTCTATTATAATAAAACATAGGATTTAACCATCTACATTTATGCATAAATTTATTTAATTTATCTTCTATTTCAAATAGACGAATACATTGATCGTATTCAGATTGTGTTAATAGATTTCTACTACACACAGGACATGGTTTATTAATCCATTTTGGATAATCTTCAAATTGTATAGTATCATCTCTATAATTACAATGTGGTGTATCACATTTGATTCCTGATATTTTCATTGCTTGTGTCATATTCTTAATAAAAATAGTGTTACTTTGTATAGTTATTTTTTAATAATTTGTTTAATTTTTTTATGTCTTTCCCATTCAATAGAAAACATATCATATTGTTTTTCCATTATTTTTAGACCATCTTCAATATTACCAGTTTTTGTAATATCAAACCCTGTACCCAATACACCACCTTTCCACGATCCCCTTCCTGGTCCAACTTCTTCACTAAATTCAACATCTACTGTTCTTCTTATTTTAGCACCCCATTTAGTCCATTTTAACCACTTTTGTCGCCATTCCCTTTCTGTGATATGACAAGTTATATCAAGCTCTATAATCTCTTTATTTGAAGTCCTATGCTTATATGGGATAGTTATTTGCCATTGTTTCGATAACCAAGGTTCTTCGTAAAATGTTTTACGATTTCCTTTAGTTTCGTGTTCCCAAATTCCATCTTTTAAAAGTAAACTAGTTCTTATCCAGGTATATTCATATGGCATATGTATAAATTTTATCTTTTTACCATAATAAATTTGAAAAGCAGACATATGATAAGTAATACCATAAGAAGGTGCATCTTGACCACCATCAACTTTAATATTATGTTTCCAGGGAAGTGTTAAATAAAAACTCCCAAAAATAAATTGGAATATAAATAATGGGTATCCATAATCACCATATCCTTCAGTTAGATATTTGATATAAAAACCCCAGGAAGGATAAATTTCTAATTTGAAATTTTTCTTTTTACCAAATCGTAAAGGTTTATGATCTTTCATACTACAAATATAGTAAAAAAATATGGATTAGTCGGATTTCTTCTTGAAATATTTTTTTCTGATATATCCGAAAAGTGGAATTAATAATGCTGTAAACAACCAATACCATCTTTTAACTGCGCCATCTATAAATCTATTAAATGATTCTTTGATATTTTTTTCAATAATTAAATTACCATCTAATATAATTAAATCTTCGTAATCACCTATTATTTTAATATTAAAGGGTATTACTTTTTCTTTACCTTCTGGTTTTATAATCCATTTATAATGGAAAGCTGATTTATTATCATTAATAATATTTTCATCTGATGTTACAATAACATTACCACCGAAATTTATTACAACTTTACCTTCACCACCCCATTCAAAATTATAAACATATGGATTCATTTCAACTAAATCTAATTCAATTTCAATTTCATTATATCTTTTTATATTGTCAGGGGGTGTGAATATTACAGTATATTTTTTCTTAGGTTTATTTTTCACATTTATTTGTTTATCAAATATAATTACATTTCTACTTGGACCATAATCTTTTATTTTTGCTGTCATTATTAAATTATAATCACCTACTTTATTTGCTGTAACACTCCATAACCAAAATGTAATATCATTTTCGTCAACTAATTGTTCATCATCTGTTATCTTATTTATTGTAAAAGCGTCTAATTCTAATGATTTTAATTCCATATCCATTATATTACCAACTTCTATTCTTTCTTCATAAATAATACCAGTTGAAGTATGTGCTGTTAATGAAATTAATTGTTCTGTAGTTTCATCACTTACTTGTTTAATTATTCTTGCTTCAACCCTGGATACAACACCAATAGTTAAAATTGAATCCACTTTATATACTAATGTTCCTAATGGTCTATATGGTCCAGATAATTGCATTTCTACATCTTTCATACCGTTTGATTCATCTTTAGTAGTTGAAGTATTTAAATCTTCCATATGGGGTTCTTCTGAACCAAACCCAATATCATCTCTTCTTTGATCTGAAATAATTTCTTCTAAAGTATAATCCATACTTTTTTCTTCTTTAATTGCAGCTTTCTTACTTGAACAACTATATGTAAAAATTAATAATACTAAAATATATAATATCTTTTTCATATATTTATATATTAAAATAAAAAAAGGATGTAAATTTTACATCCTTTTCATATTTCTAAAAGATTTATCTCTTCGTTCTTTTTTACGATCTTGGTCTTTTTTCTTTTTAGCTTTTCTTTCTTTCCAAGACATACCTTCTGATTTATCTTTGATATTCAGAACTGGTTTAATCTTTTCCAAAACAGTAGCAGTTGGTTCAATCGCTTGTTCAATCATTTCTGACGACTTGTAAGCGAATGGAGCTTCATCTAAAGTGGACTTACAAACAGAAGTAGAGTAAACCCCCTTCATAGTTTTTTGAAAGTCTTTTAAATCAACTGATTCTTTAGCTTTAGACCTAGACATCAAACGACCTGCACCGTGTGGTGCTGAAAAATTAAAGTCAGAATTTGATTTTCCTTCACATATCATTACACCATCACGCATATTAAGTGGAATAGCCATTTTTTCACCTATATAAGATGATATAGCACCTTTCCTAATCATAAAATCTCTAAAGTTAACATAATTATGTGTTGTATCAAATACTTCATCAAAATTTTTAATTTTAAGTGCTTTTTTAACTTGTTCTAACATAGTTTGACGATTCCACATAGCATATTGTTGTGCAAAAATCATATCCCAAAGATATCCAATAAGATTATCACCTTCAAGATATTTTTTATCTACACCAAATCCATACTTTTCTTTTAATTCTTTCATCTTTTTAGGGATGTCTGATTTAGGAATAGTATTTTGAATTATATTATCTAATTCAATATTATATTCAGTTGGTACATTTTTAATTTTACCATTAGCAACATTTGTCCAATAATCAGCAATTTTTAAACCGAAGTTTCTTGAACCAGAATGAATAGTTACCCAATATTTGTTATAAGTATCTGATTTACCTACTTCAATCATGTGATTACCACCACCCATAGTACCGATAGCATTCCAAAATTTAGAAGGGTCGATCTTCACATCTTTTAATTTTTTATCTAACCACTTTTCATTATAAGTTGGTGCAACATAAGAAGTACCAAATTTTTCATTGAAATTTTTAGTAAATTCATCTGCTATTTTTTGAACTTCTTCAAAAGGAATATTGGAAAATATTCTTGATTCGTGAATATTGAATCCCATAGGAACTCTTTCACGAATAGCGATATCAATTTTTTCCAAATCCATTTTATAAGTAGTTGGAAATGAAGCCATTAGAACACCACAACCTATATCAACACCAATCCACGCAGGGTCTAATAAATGTGTTAATGGCATAGTGAATCCTATAACGATCCCTTTTCCTGTGTGTGTATCACACATTATTCTAACCGGAACATCTTCAGATGCGGGTTGATCTAAGATAGATTGTATTAATGAAATAGCTTCAGTTTCTACATCATCAATAAAAATTTTACAATCTTTGTTATATTTTCCTTTTAATTCTATCATTATTTTTATTTATTATATTTCCCAAGTTTTACCTAGTGCATAAAATTGTTTACCATTTTCATCTTTAACAGCATAACAACCACTTTCACGTTCTGTGACTGCACAACATTTTGTTAATCTTCCACCTGGAAAGGTTTCTGGATTTCTTGTACCACAGTGATCACATTTTATTTGTCTTTTCATTTTACAAAGATAACTATATATTATTTAATTTCCTAATTATTTTATCCATTTTCACTTTTCTTTCTTTTAACATATATTTTTCACCTTTTGAAATTATCATACCACCATCAATGTAACTACCACATTCAGGACAATATAGTGGTGCATTTTCGTGAAAGTAAAATGCATATGTATGATTACATATATTTGATATTAATCCCATTATTTTTTAAAATATACTTTTAATGTATATCCAAATTCTTTCATAATAAAATCACGGATGTTTTTTAGTTTATCACATCCCGGGGTTAGTTCAGAATCTTTTTCTATCATAAAAAAGATATCTATACCATCACATTTATGATAGGTAGCACCCATCTTAGAAAGACTAATAATAGTGTCTTTTAATATTCCGTGTTTAGTATCTATTTCCATAATATTATATTTTATCAATTAATTTAATTTCAAATAAATATCCATTTACCATAAATTGATGAACATTTTCACCATCTTCATTTTTATCTAAATACCCAATATCTTCTATGTTATCATTTCCGTGTGCTGTTTCACCAACCATTTTAATTACCTGGTTCCAAAGTTTAGTTTTGGTTGTATTTATTTTACGACTTCTTATATCATTTATTTTAGATGACCTCATTAAAAATTGATATTGTGGTTCTAGTAAATTATTATCATTTAGATAATTTAATATCTCTTTTGATTTTACTAATTGCATATTATCTACATAACTATCATACATTTTTCTAATAGTTGTATATTGTGGTGTTTTAAAAAATTCCCAATAATCATTTTCACCTTTTATACTAATGGAGCATTCATCATAATTAGGTACAATAAACCCTGCACTAATTTGAACATCTTTAATCTTAACATCTAATAAAATTTCATTTATTAAAAAATCGTTGGGTTTAAAATCATTATCAGAAATTAATCTATCTAATATATCTTTTATTTTCCTACCAATTTTAATAAAATATATTTCATCATTATATTCTACTGGTAAATTATATTTTACAGTTCTATATACTTTTTCTCTGTGTGTGAAGTCTATAAATCTTGAATCATTATATATAAAGTATTTTTGTAAAGGGTTACAATACCACACTATATTTTCATTATAAAATGAATCTTTATTAAATGGTAGTATTCGTAATTGTTGTCCTGATTCTAATTTTAAAAATAAGTCTGACATTAATTAGAGTTTTAAAAAGTTAATAAAAAATTATATATTGTGTTTATTTAATATATTTGAAATTATACCTATTGATACTGGTTTAGATAATACATCTTCATATTCAACACTCTGCCAATCAGCAGGAAAATCTTCTTTTTTATATGCTGAAACAACATACACCGGGATATCGGGATTTATTTCTTTAATATGTTTAGTTGCTAAATAACCATTCATTTTTGGCATCATCATATCCATAAAAATTAAATCGTATTCTTTTTCTTTAACCATTTCAACTGCATAAATACCATCTTCAGCTTCTTCCACATTGTGACCTTCATTTGTAATCATATATTTTAAAAGAAGTCTATTTGTGGGATTATCATCTACAACTAATACATTCATAATAAAGTTTTTATTTTGTGTTTATATATTAATCTATTTTTCCAGATTTAACCATTAATTCTCTTATTTTTATTTTTCTTTCAACAAAAAGTCTTTCCCCATCTGTATTAGCTGTCTTTATGTTGAGCTCATTTATAGCATCAATTAATGCTTCTGCACCTTCTAACAATTCAGTTAATCCATATTCCAGATGTTTCTTTAATTGACCTGCATTCTTTGGATCAAAGAAATATTGTTTATCAGTTACTTTAAAATATATTGGTTTTTCAATATCAATAAAATCAATATCATCGTGCTTTTCTACTTCTTGTCTATGTCTATTCCAATATTCTTCAGTTGCATTCATTGCTTTATACCCACAAAGAATACTATCATCCCTAAATTCTTGACGAAGTTTATTTACTTTTTGTCTAACTTCTCGTTCAACTTTATAATCTTCCATAATAAACTTTATTAGTTAATTTACAAATATAGTTATAATTATCAACGATTCAAAATTTTATTTAACTTTTTATTACGTAAAATTAAATCTCTGTGTTTTTTAATTTCCCAATAAAATTCATGACCAAATGATAATTCAATATTTCTTAAATCATCATTAGTTAATTTTTCAATTTCTTTTCCTGATGGTGGAAAGTTATACATTAGTATTTGCTTTTAAGGATTGAAATTACATCTGTTTTTTCTTTTGCGAATAAGTCCATATAAATAGGTTCATCTAAGAATGTTATAGAATTATCGTCTTTAATGCATTTAATTCTACATTTAACTTTAAAACAATCTTCTTCTTCTTCATAAAAAATTTTAGTTCCTTTATTATCTTTTAGATATAAATAATTTATTTCAACATCAACAACTGGTTTGAACTTACAACAATCGTTAATCCGCATAAAATTATATAAATCTTTTAATTTGTTCATTTTCCGAACTTCTTAAATTTTTTCACTTCTTCATTTACTTCTTCCGGATAATACTTAATTAGAAATTCTACATCTTCATTTTTAATTTCATAAAAATCCATTAAGAATTCTACTTCTTCTTTTTTCAATGGTCCAGCTTCTTTTTTTCTATTCATCTTAAACCAATACCACTGTGGTACATCCATTGTTCTTTGTTTTATAAAAAAATAATACCAAATATCTAATGCACTAGATTTGTTCATATTTTTATTATTAAAGAACTGTGCATGCTTTGGGAATTTTCTAGCAAACTTTCGGTTCATTATAAAAAAGAACTTTTCCTTATCTTCATCACTAAGGTCTTTATATTTATCTTTCTGTTTAAATATAAAATCTCCGATATGTCTTATATCATATTGCATATAATAAATTAATATTTAATATAATATATCGTAATATTCTACTTTTGTTTAATTAATTATTTAGTATTTTACCAGTATAGATATAATACATAAACATTGTCATGATTTTTTCGTAAGTAAAATATTCAGCTAATTCTTGTATATCAATTCTTTCTCCGAAGTATTCTGAATATACATCTTCGAATTTATATAAAAATTCATCTAATATAGATAACCCATTTGGTCCATTAAGGGGATTATCTAAACTTTTAATAAGTAAGTTATTTTCTATAGCTATCTTTTTAGCTTTATCTGATATTTTTTCTTTTGCTTTTTTGAAATTTGTACCTGTTATTCTTTTTAATATTTTATCAAATTGTTGTAAAAAATCTTTCTTAAATCTTTCTGAAAATTCAATAAATGATTTTTCTTTTTTGATCATTCTTCTTTTTGGTCGTCTATTAATTTCAAAATCACCTTTCAATTTATAAATATTAGTCTTAGGGTCTACATCTATTAATAATTGTGTTATTGTTTTATGTTCTCTTTTCAGTTTTTCAAATTCACCAGACCATCCAGTATCCCTGTAGATATAATTATCAATAAAATATGTTACACCTTTTATAGATGGGTATGATCCGAATACTTTAATTGAATCAAGTGCTACCTGGATAAATAAGTTTTTATCACCTTTTCTTAAATAATTAGCAACATCTTTTTTATGATTCATCTTTTCCCATTCAGCATCAGGTGATAATGCTAAATCAGTTTGCATAGGTTGCATAACTTCCCTGGGTACACCAAGTTTAGTAAGACTACTTTTTTCAAGTAATAAACTTTCTTGTAATAAATTATATTCATTAAAATTAGTTATCATAGTTGTATATATAAAAAAAGGAGATTAAATAAATAATCTCCTTTAATTTTTAATAGAATTTAATTCTTAGTCATCACCGAAGAATTCATCTAAATCATCTGTATCAGATTCATCTAATGAAGTATCATCAAGTGATTCATTTGAAGAAGTAGATGTTCCAGCATTATCAATACTTTGTTTAGCAAAGCTAAAATCTTGACCCGAAAGGATTTCAATGATTTTTTCTACTTTAACTTTTTCTTCTTCAGTCCAAGGTTTAGCTGCATTATCTTCAAGATTTACATCTTTAGTTTGGAGATAAGTCATAACTTTTTGTTGAACTTTTGCACTCTTGATTAAGAATTTTTCTTTATCGTCATCCCATTCAGTAGGGGTTTCAACGAAAACACCTTTATCTTCATTCCAGATTTTAAGTGGAGATACTGAACGAAACTGTGAAGAATCATAGTTAGGCCAATCACCAACTTTTTTCACGATAAGACGGAAATCTTTACCATTAGCTGGATCAAAAACATTACATTTCTTATTATCAGCATTTTCCCCGGTTCTTTCGTTATTAATCTTTTCCTTAATTTTATAACCATAAGGGAAAATCATAATTTTGCCTTCAAATTCAGGATGCTGTTCGTCCTCAATAACTAAGATATAAGAATAATACTTAGTAGTACGACCAATTAATTCAGCTCTTTCAACTTCTGCTTGATTTTTGGAATTTTTAAGTTTCCAATACAAAGTAGTAAGTGGACATTTTTCACCAAAATTGATTAAGGAATCATAATATCCCTGTAAGTCTGAATGGTCTGGTAAGTTTGCATAATGTACATGTTTTTCAATCGCTGATTGTCCAAGTGTACCATCTTCCATTACATTAGGTAAGAAACGGATTGTTGCTACATAACCTTTGTTTTTATCTGTAGCGTCTTTTAGGTTTGCTCTGTAGATACCATCTGCAGCTGCATTGCGTTTGTTCAGAAAATCCATTGTAGAATCATCTGCTTCCATGTCAAATAAGTTGACAACATTTTCTTTTTCACTCATATTAATTTATGGATGATTTTTTGACATTTAAGAAAATTGTGGGATGCTTGTTAATTTGGAGGGGGTTTATCTTCAATACTAAAATCCTTATAATCCTTACAAAACCTTTAAATCCTTTTAACCTTTTAATCTTTTTAAATCCTTAAATGTAATAATGTGAATTATCACATAAGTATATATTAAATATACTAAATCATATATGGTGTTTTGGGTGAAAAGTTTAAATTATTTTAATAAATTTTTAATTTTTTTACTTCTTTGGATTTCTATTGGGTCAGGGTCTTTTATTTGTTCTATATTAACTGATTCAGAATAATACCCATTACTTGTACCATACCATTTTAAATCAACTTGTCCTTTTATTGTTGCTATTTTATAGAATGTCCAGGTAAAAGAATTAGAATCATTTTTATTACTATATTGATAAACTTCTTCAAATTTAAGTATAGGACTATCAAGTAAATCATTAAGATCACCACACACATCATCAAGTGTTACATATTCACAACAATCTTGTCTATGATACATTTTCCATCGTGAACCATCATCTAAATGAAACAATAATTCATCATCAGTCTTATCAATTCTTATAACGATTCTATTATAAATTTCTTTTATTTCTCTTACATCCATATCTAAAAAACTTTGTGTATTTGTGCCACTCTCCATCGACATTTTGGTGCAGTATCAATAACTGTTTCACCATTACCGTTTAAAACTATTAAATGAGCTGCACCTTTATTAGCTACATATACTATGAAATAATCATTTTGTTGATAATTTGATTTTCTCATATTATATCGTAATTCTGTTAATGTAGTTTTAAACTTTTTTACTTTAAATTCAGTTACTCTACTTCTAACTGAATAACTTCTATTCCTCAATATATTAATATAAGCTGTTCTATTTTTAGAAGAAGATGTATAATTATATGTATTAGGAGTAATACCAAAGTAATTTAAACAAGTAGATACACATACACTTTTTATTCCTTTAGAAAATCTAATGTGTTCTGGTAAAACCCTATATTCTGAAGTCAAATCTATCATATAATTACTGTTTTTGTTATATACAAATATACGAAAAAAGATTTAATTCTACAAGTATTTTTAATAAAAAAGGTGGAAAAATCCACCCTTTTTTGTTTACTTTTCTTTCCCCCCTTCCTCTATGTTCCACCATTTTCCTCTTTTAGCATTCCAATATTTATTGGATTGATGTTCTACTCTGATGGTCCAGACATCCGGAAAATCGGAAAGTCTTGTTAGTTGTTTTGCTTTTTTCAAAGCCATTAATTCTTCTACCTCTTTATTTTCCCTGGTAGACTTGGATTTCACGATAAAATATTCCGTTTCAACGAAATACTTTGGGGCTTGTGCTCCCATCTTATGAGTTTGCACTACCTTCCATAGTTTTCTATGTGTATTCATGATCAGTTAACTAACTGATCTAACTACTATCTATATCAATGTTATTTTTCACTACTTTTGTTCTCAATTCGTGTTGTATTAATTTATGTAATCTTTTACTTTCATCTGGTTCACTATCCATTATTTTATATTTAACCATAATAGACATTATTTCTGCCATAATAAATGTTGCATCAACATTTTGTATATCATTTAAAGAAAGTGAATGAATAAGTTTATCTGATACTTTTAGAAAATCAGCACAAAATTCATTATATTCATATTTATTATTTACATTAATAGATTCCAAATATGTATTGATATCATCTTTAGAATGATTTACCATATCATAATTATCAACAAATAATTCTTTTAGACGATTAGTTAATGTTTCTAATAATTCTTCCTTCGTATTCATATTATTATATATAATAAATTGTATGATTTGTTTTAGACAAAAAAAAGGATAAACAAAATTGTTTACCCTTTCCTAAAAATAATCCCAATTTTTATTCTATGATTGTTTTTCTAAATTCTTCTTTTGATGTAATATCAGTTTTTAATACTGACCCACTTTTTTCAATTATAAATCCAGAAACTTCAGTTGATTTCTTTTTACTCCAATTACAATAAGCATCAACTGTACCACATTGTATTAAATTGATATACCCATAATTCCAATAATAATTATCTGCATCTTCCCATTCCATATAAACTTCAGCCCTACCTGCTGCTTTATCATAATAGGATTTAGTATTATAAAATGTTACTGAATTATAACTACCGTCATTCCAATCAACTTCAATATAACATCCATCCCATGCCCAAGATGGTCCATTGTCGTGAAAGATTACATCACCTGTATTATATGTTTCACATTCAGGTGGTTTAACACAAGAAGTAAATACGAACATACTAAATACAATAACTGTTAAATACATTAAAAATTTTTTCATAATTTTGCTTTTTTTTGTTTATACTATTTTTATACTATCCAATCTTATTGAATATAACATTTTAATATATAATAAAGAAATAAAAAAGTTTAAAAATTATTTTATAATAAATGAGTGACTTCAATAAAAGTTCAGTAAAATTATTACCAATTATAGAAAATACCGATAACAAAGTAACATTTTATACAGAGTTTGATGGTGAATTTGAAGTAGGTGATAAATTGTATATTGCTGTTAATAACACAGGAATAACAGAATATACATTATTAGATAGTTTAGTTAATACAGGTTCTACTGATGCTAACATTGGATATGAATTATTAAAAAAAGAAGGAAATAGAATTGTTTTAGATATAAAATATGATACATTTATAACATCGTTAAATAGTTTAACACCGGAAACTTGTTTCATAGGAAGAGTTTATATTACAAATTCAACAATAAATAGAGGTATTATTAATGGGTGTCTTATAAAAGATACATCTACACAACCATTAAGTAAAGCAAATATTGAATGGAAACAAGGAATTCTTTTTGATACATTAGGATCAATTACTAATATTGATTTTAATTCTAAATCAGAAAATACAAAATTAATATTAAAAACTATTATTAATTCAAAAGGTCAAGTAGAATCTTTTTATACTTATAATAATTATGGTGTAGGTTTAACTATAATAAATTTATCAGATAATATATTTCAATTAGGGGAATGTAATATAACAGCAGGTGTATTTAATAATTGTGTTATAAAAGGAAATAATAATATCATATCAGGTGGTGAATTATATAATTGCTATATAGGGGATTCATATATTATAAATGGTGGTAAACTTATTAATTGTGAATTTGAATCATCAAATGCTACCTGGAATGCTGGATCATGGGGAAGTGAATATACAGGAACTACAAATAACCCATTTAAACCCCTTACTTGGAATAATGGTACATGGGAATATGGAATTTTCCCTAGTGATTCTACTTGGGTAAATGGACGTTTTAAAAATGGTATATTTAATGGGTTGTCTTGGAATGATGGCGAATTTCTTGATGGGGAAATATCTGGAACAACTTGGAATAATGGTATATTTAATAATGGAATAATATATAATTCATATTGGGATAATGGTATATTTAATGGTGGTGTTATGTATGATACTACCTGGAATAATGGTATATTTAATAATGGTGCTATATATTCTACATCTACCAAATATAATTGGAATAATGGTACTTTTAATAGTGGTATAATAACAAATATGAATTGGCTTAATGGTACATTCAATGATGGAACAGTATCAGGTTGTACTTGGTCAACAGGAGATTTTTATGATGGGAAATTTACAGGTGGTTCAATTTGGACTGATGGAAAATGGTATAATGGTGAATTTGAAGATTCTAAATGGTATAATGGTGATTTTTATAATGGTATAATGAAAAATTCTTGGTGGCAATATGGTAGTGTTTATTATGGTGTATTTATTGATATGTCATCATTTATAATGAATGGTAGAGGGTGGTTAGATGGTATATGGTATAATGGTACAATGAATAATGTATCAGTAGCTAATATTGATTGGTATAATGGTATAGCTAATGAAAGTCAATTCGGAAACACAAGTTCAGTATCTATCATATGGCGTAATGGTTCTTTTAATAGTGGAACTTTCGGTGGTTGGGGTAATTCTGAATGGCAGGATGGTAAATTTTATTATGGTACATTTTCTGGTGATGATTGGAAAAATGGAACATTTTATACAGGTGCAGTTACTACTTATATTAATCCAAAATTTAAAACAAATAAACCTTTTAAACCTTTTAAAGAATTTGGTATTTTTAGTAAAAATTATAGACGAAGAAGATATCCTAGACGAAGAAGATATTAAAATAAAAAAGGGTGTCCATTTTGAACACCCTTTGTTTTATATGTGATATTTATTATCGTACTATAATTTTTGCAGTCTTTCTATTTGTATCAGTAATTACATTTCCATCATCATCAGTAATAACTAGTACATAAAGTCCTTTTTCAAATCCATTAGTAGAAAAAATATTACCATTTTCCTTGTGTACCAACTGTCCAATAGTATTATATACATCCACATTAACGGTGAAAGAAGATGTAGAAACAGTTACATTATCACCTTGGTTTACAGGATTAGGGAATACACTAAATGTTGCATCTTCTATAATATTTACAACATCAGTTGATTTACCATAAAGGAATCCAACTTCAAAAATAGAATCAATATTAATTGAAAGTTGACCATTATAAAAATATATTAATGTATCTACTGAAGCAACGCCATTATTAAAATATATTGTGGTATCAACTGAAGCAACCCCAACATTAACACCAGCATCATATCCATTATTAAAGTAATAATCAATATCAACTGAAGATTCACCATTATTAAATGCTGAAAGAGTATCAGCAGCAGTATATTTAGGTGCTACATAGGATGTAGTATTTACATAAATATATGCTGAACCAGGATTTTGTGCAGTATAATTCATCTTAAACCAACCAATACCTTTCATATTAACTGGATCAATATACGATGGTGTAATATCAATTCCATAATAAACCATAGAAGCACTTACGGAAACATTATCATATAATTTGTTATTAAAAACAACAATAACAAAACCTTCACTCGATGGAGTAGCAGGATTAGTAGGATTAAATGTCACATCAAATAAAGTATCACTTGATAAAACATTATCTACAAAAAGATACCAATTTGCAGTATTCACGGTTTTTTGACTAAAAGAAGTCAATGTAAATGCAAACAATACGACTAAAAGAATCATTAATTTTTTCATAATTGTAATTTTTAAATTAATACTAAGTTTATTTCTAATTGTTTAACAAAGATATGCATAATAATTGACAATTCCAAATTATTTAACTATTATTTTAGTTATATCTGTATTATTGTTACGATCCCATACTACAAAAACATATACACCTTTAGTTAAATTATTGGTGGAAACATAATGTGATTCAGTAGTAAACATTTTCACACCTGATATGTTATAGACATCTACTTTTAAGAAATCAAAACAATCAATAGTTACATCAGTTCCATTATCTACTGGATTAGGATATGCACTAAGTCCAATATCCAGTGTAGTTGATTTCATACTTGTAGTTTGTGCTGATTTAAGCTGACCATCAGCAAACCCAACATTATAAAATATATCAATAGAATCCATATTAACAGACATCTGACCTTCTAAATAAGCAGCATCCAAATTACATTCAGGTATAATAACCGAATTAATTCCTTTATTAATATACATTGTTGTATCTACTGAATTAACACCCGCAAGATAAATAGAATCTGTATCAACTGATGCAATACCTTCTTTTAACCCATATTCTATACCTATTATCATTGCATCATTCCACGAATTTAAAGTGTCTTGTGCATTAAATTTAGTAGCAAGATAAATATCTTCATCAAAACTTGTTGCAATTATATTAACTTCACCTGCACCCATCATATGATAATCTATTCTAATCATATTAATACCAACCCCTAATTTTGGTTCAGTATAATAGTCTAGCATATTATTTACACCGATTATACCATCACATTGAAAATCAATACTTTCTAATGGATTATCAAAATGAACAAGAAGAACACCAGCACCCATTGGGTTGAACTGATCTTGTGGATTATAAGTAACTAAGAATTCTGTAGACGATATACCATCTACAATTAGATTAAAATTTGTTTCATTTATTTGATTCTGACTAAAAGAAGTCATTACAAATGTGAACATAATTGCTAAAAGTCCAAATAATTTTTTCATAATTGTTCGTTTTAATTAAATTTAATGATACAAAAGTATAAAAAATAAATGACATTTCCAAATATTTTACATATAAAATAAACTAATACACAATAATTTAATATATAAAATAAACAAAAAAGCGTAAAAATGAACGAAAAACTAAAGAAATTCTTAAAAGGGGTATGGGTTGTACTAAATAGTAGAATATTTTTATTAGGTGTTATTGTATTACTTTTTATGTTTGGATTATCCAAATGTAGTAATATGAAAGACCTTAAAATAGATAATACAAGATTAGAACAGAATGTATCCGCAGCTAATGACACAATTGATTTATATAAGACTAAATCAGGTGCATTACAAGCTGAAAAGGAAATCTTCATTAAATCAGAAAAAGAATTAAAAGCTGAAAATTCTGATCTCTATAAACAAATAAAAGAACAAGATGGTAATATTATATCACTTAATAGAACTGTTATTAGATTGAGACAAAATGAAAAAGTATTAAATGATAGTATTAAAACATTAATTAAAAAACTTGGAGAAGCAGTTCAAATAGATAATAATACGTGGATGATTCCTTGGGAACTTGATTATAATTGGGATGAAACCAACTTTGATTATTTTAAAGGTCAAACATTTGTTAGTGTTGCTACAAATCCTGATGGTACATTTAAATTAAATCCTGATGGCACATTAATTATAAAGCACGATGATACTAGGTTACTTAATAGAGATTCACAGATTGATCTTACTTTTGGTGAAAAAGTAGTAGATGGTAAATATAATGTTTTTATTCAAAGTAAATATCCAGGTTTTACACCAGAATCAATGGAAGGTGTATTTATTGATCCTAATACAAATAAGGATATACAAAGTTTAATGAAAAAGAAACATTGGTTTACAGGGTTTTCAATAGGAATATCTGTAACACCTGGATATGATATTATAGGTGGAAAAGGAGCTGTTGTAGTAGGTCCTTCATTAACTTATAATATTTATAACTGGTAATAAAAAAATATAGTAAAAACCCCATTAAAATTTTTGATGGGGTTTTTATTGTAAATGGGTTTTCTAAAAAATGGATATAAAACTTTAATATATATCATATATGCGAAAAATATGAATATTAGGAAATTAATATTTAATATATAAATAAAAATAAAAACATTTAGATATGAAAAATTTGACTGAATATAACGAATTCAAAGAAATTAAAAGAGGTGCTACTGAAAAAATAGTAGAAGGAGCTCAATTATTTGATGATTCTTGGAAAGTAAGAACAAGAGTAGAAATCCCTACTTCTTTGATTAATGCTTACGTTAAAAAAGTACAAGCCGAAACAGGTGAGGACCCAAGAAAAAAATGGTCAGAACAAGAACTTGCAGAAGAAATTACAAAATATGTATCAACTGCTTTTATGACTGTTGAAAATTTACCTTCATCAATTGTATCAAATATTGAACAGCAACCACAAGTACAAGTTCAGGAAGAAATGCCAATGGAAACTGAAGTTGAAACACAAGTTGAAGAACCTGAAGTACAAGTTGAAGAAGCACCCCAAGGACAAGAAGTTCAAGGGCAAGTTCAAGGGCAAGTTCAAGCACAAGAAGTTGCTCAAACTGTTCCACAGGGTCAACCACAAGTACAAGGTGGACAACCAGCACAAGAAATTTAATATTTTTACAAATTTAAGGATAAATAATGAAAGACTATAAAGTAGTACATTTTTCAGATGAATTTTCAATGGATGACATTAATGAAGCAATGTCATTTCAGGATGAAATTATTTATTATACTAGATATATAATTGAAAAGAATGAATTTCATATAGTTAATCATAATGGTGGTGAATTTACACTTACACCATTTATTTCTCAACTATTTAATTTCTATAGTACTAATGAAAAACTTTCACCATTTGTTACAAAAACAAAAGTTAAAGGAAATGATACTTTTACAATCATTCTTAATGTAAATGAAGAATTAGTTAATAGAATTAAAGACGACCTTAATACATTATTGAAAAAATAATACTATAATGCTTTAATATAGAAACCCTGGTTAAAATTTAACCGGGGTTTTTTATATATAATAATTAGATAAATAACAAAAAATAATAAATACAATTATGAAAGGTTGGAACGAATTTTTTAATGAAGAAGAAGAAGTAATCGAAGAACAAGAAGTAATCGAAGAACAAGAAGAACAAGTAAACGAAGATCATAAAGAAACTAGGGGTGAAAAGATAGATTATGTTTGCAAAACTGTATCTTCACTTCCAAATAACTTAGTTACTAAAGTATATGATTTCTTAGAAGATTTAATGAATCAAGAAGAAGAAAAATAACAGTTATGATAAAAAAATTTAATGAATTCTTAAACGAAAAACTTACTGATAAAATGGTAGGTAAACCATTGGGTGATATTAAAAAAAAATTAGATGGGTTAGATACATTATATAAATTAGATTATATTAATAAATATAATATTCCAGATGAAGTAATAGAAGATTATAAGGGTGAATTAGAAGTTTTTCTAAATGAAGATATTATAGATTATGTTAAAAGAATAAGAAACCATAGATTACCAGATAAGGAAATTGATCATAAAGAAATTTTAAGTGAAATTGATGATGTTATATGGGAAGAATCATTAGATGAAGCAATGATGTTATTACAAAGTTTAATAGGTCAGGAATATGGTGATATAGCTGCTAGTTATTTTTCAAAATATGATGATGTAGATGATCATTGGGAAAGTTCATCAGAATTAGCAAGAAGAATAATTATATGGCAATATCTTTATCAGGAATTATTAGAAGTTGATGAAGTATAAAAAAAGATAAATTGATGATAACAAGATTTAATAACTATATAAAGGAATCTTATGAAAATAAGGAATATGGTAATACTTTAGATATAATAAATAAGTTAGTAAAAGACGGTAATATTACATTAAATGATATAACATCAGAACAGATTACGGATTTAATCATTGGTAAAAATAAAAAGTATCCACAATTCGGTTTTGAAAATTTTATGTTATCAGCAGCAGATGGAAAAATGTTTATATCAGAAGCAGATAAACAAAGAATGGATAAATATATTCAAGAGATAAAAGATTTAGGAATTGAATGTTCTGAATTAGAAAGATTATATAAATATTATAAAGAACACTATGATATGTATAATAAAATAGAAAAAATAGAAAATGAACTTTATCATGATACATATTTAGATAAAGATGAAAAAATAGAATTAAAAAATAAATTAGATTCTTTATATGAAGAACAAGATGATTTAAGTTCATATGTAAAAGACTTTGAAAATGAATTACAGAAAATTTCAAAAAAGGTAGTTGAAAAATTATGAAAAAATTTAATCAATTTATAAAAGAAGGTCTAAGGGATGCAATGACACCTAAACCCGATGAAGATGTATTTAATAAATTAAATTCATTGGATTCAGTAGAAGATAAAATAGCATTTATCAATAAAAATAGAATACCAAAGAAATTTTATGAAAATGATAAAGATATAATAGAATATTTTGCTAATGAAAAGAAAAGATTAAAAGAAAGATTAAGTAATTTAAAAGAATTAGACCCTACTTCACTTATAGAATTATATGATCTTGGTGTTGGTACACCACCAGAAGTTTTTCATTTAGATAAAATATTTAAAGATGCAAAACCCGAAATAGATAAAGAATTAAATAATATTTTTTCTTCTGAACCATTTTTATATTTTGGTGGTGATGAAGCTGATGATTTTTATTTAAATGATAAATATATTGATAAAGAAAAATTATATAAAGATATTAAAGAACGATTTGAATCTGAATTACAAGGTATACACGCTGATTTATATGAATGTTTTATTGGATTAGGTGTAGACTTATTTGATATGAAGTATTGGAATATAGATGTATTAAATGATCTTATACAAAAACAATAATAAATATATGAAAAATTACACAGAATTTCTTAATGAAAGAAAAAGACATAAATTAACAATAAAGGATAACGAAGAATTACACGATTTTTTACTGTATGTTAAAGAAAATATGCAAGATCAACCCAATTTATTAAGAGCAGCATATGCAAGAATGCAAAATATCCTTAATGAAATAAGAAAAGGTAATGTTCCTAAAAAAATATTAGGTTCTTTTTTTAACACCATATTTAAATTTATTGAAAATGGTTATTATTCACTCTCACACGAATTAAAACAATGGCGTGATAGACTCATAACAACTGATCCAGAAGAATATAATACTTTATTAAGAATTATTGATGAATATAATCAATTACTTCATAAAAATAAAAATGATTTAGGATATGTAGGTAATGAAAAACCATTTAATATTAAAGCTTGGCACTTTGAACCAGAAGGAATTGAACCAGTTAAAGAATCAATAAAAGATGATGATAATATTCAAAGAATGTTTATGTCAGATGACATAACCCCAAAAGAAAAAGAAGAATTGAAATTTCATTTACCAAGAAAATCAATAAAAGATATTGATGATGATAGAGATTGGAAAGTTGGTGATGTAGCATTAATAGGTGATTTACATTATTTAGTTACTGAAAATTATGAAGATTTTTGTGATTTTGGGTGTGGTTACATTGCAACATATCTTAAAAATAATCCGGGTATAGATGAAGATGAATTTGGTGAATATGTAACACAACATAATAAAGCTGATAGAGATATGGGTGAATTACAAGATATATCTAAAGAAGAAATAGAAAGATTAGGAAAAGAATTTAAAAATAAATTACTTAAAGAAAGTTTATTATTAGAATATGGTTCTACTTTTGGATTATCCGAAATTGATAGACTTTTTAAAATACAAGGTTATGACCAAAAAGGTGCTGATGTTATGAAAAAATTAGTAATAAGAAATTTTAAAAATGGTGGTGATGAAGCTGTATTAAAATTTTTGAAAAAAACATTAGGGGTTGAAGTGTTTAATGTTTCTAAAGGTAAATATTCTTTTGAACCATATTCATAATAAAAATAAACAACATAATGATAACTAAATTTAATTTATATGAAAGTCTCAGGGATCAAATGACACCTAAATCTAATAAATTTATTGATGATACTTGGGAAAAAATATCTAATGAACTTATAGATTATGTTAAAGAATGGGGTGATTTCAGTACATCACTTGCTATTAAAATAATAGAAAATAAAAAAGATTTAATTCTTCATATGTTTAGTGATGGGTATTCATTAGATTTGATTTCCCATAGTATAGTTTTTCCTGATTTTAATGATGGTGATTTAAAAACATTTGAAACTAATAAAACAAGGTTAGAATTAAAAGAAGAACAACAGAAGAAAGACGAAAAGAGATATTTAAGTGAAAGTGAAAGAAAAAGATTAAATGATGCACAAAGGAAATATCTTGTTAATAAAAGAAAAGAATTGGGAACTTGGAATGATGATGATTTATTAGAGAAATTTAAAATAGGTTCTTACGAAGAATTTATGAAAAATAAAGGTACGGCTAACAATGAATTTGGTGCTGATGTGGGGGATAAAGAAATTGAAGGTAAAGTTACTAATTTAATTAAAATGGCATATGATGGTAATTATCCAATAAAAACATTTAAGATGCAAGATTTATATAAAATTAGTGGTTGGAAAGATACCGAAGAAGATAAAAAATATTGGACTGCTTACGATGATAAAACAAAGAAAATGATTCCATACTATGATTTATCTAAAAAACAACAAGAAAAAGTAACTAAAGAAGTTAATGATGATATAGAAAAATCAGATATAGATTATCCAATTATTGTAACAGTAGATAAAGATGATAATCCTATAGCTGTTTTAGATGGTAATCACAGGGTTGAAAAAGCACATAGACTTAAAAGAAAAACACTAAAAGGAATATCTATCCCAGAAGAAGATATTCTTAAAAAATTTAAAAAGAAATAATGTACGAATATAAAGCTTTAGTAACAAAAGTATACGATGGAGATACTATTACGGTAGATATTGAATTAGGGTTTGGTGTATTTTTTAATGATCAAAAATTAAGATTAGCTTATATCAATACACCAGAAGTGAGAGGGGAAGAAAAAGAACAAGGGTATATTTCAAGAGATAGGGTTAGAGAATTAATCTTAGGTAAAGAAATTACTATTAAAACATATAAAGATTCTAAAGGAAAATATGGTAGATGGATTGCAGAAGTTTTCTATAAAGAATCAGAAGATGGAAATACAGTAAATTTAAATGAACAACTAATCAATGAAGGATTAGCAGAAAGACATGAATATTAATATGAAAACGAAATTTGAAGATTTTATAAATGAGTCAATTAGGGATAAGATGACACCTGTTCCTAGAGAAAAAATAGAAGCTATAATAAATGGTTATAAAAAAGGACTTGCTGTGAACACTTACAAGGAATTAATAGGACAAACTATTGAAAAAATTGAAGTTCTTCAAATAGATGATGAATTTATTGATGGTGGAAAAGTAACCGATGATGAAATATGGTTTATGTTTGAAAACGGTAAAACATATAAAATGTATCATCAACAAGATTGTTGTGAAAATGTAACTATTAATGATATTAATGGTGATCTTGATGACTTAATAGGTGAACCATTATTAAAAGCAGAAGAAGTTATCGCAGATGATCCAACTGCATCAGAATCAGGTACATGGACATTTTATAAATTCGCTACCATTAAAGGATACGTAGATATAAGGTGGCATGGAACATCAAATGGATATTATTCGGAAGCAGTTGATATAAAAGAAGATAGTGGGTATCCTTATCCACCGAAAAAATAAAAAATACTATGAAATTAAATTTAAAACAAAGAATAAAAAGCGTCAGGTTTTGGTTAGCTGCATTACTTATATCATCCTTAGTATTTGGAATTCTTTTTAGAATATTTGATACACAATGGCTTTATATCGCAACACTTGCACCTTGGGGATTACTTATACCGTTTACTTTAGTAGGAATGGTATTTGCTTGGATAATTAATCCAATTAGAGCTCTCATTAAAAGAAGAAAAGCAAAAAAATTAGAAGATAAAGAATAATGTGGTGGTTATCCCCTTTATTAATTATAGTTGCAGGTATGTTAAATGCTGTAATGGATGTATTAAAAGTTAGATGGAAAACTTGTGTATTTAGTACATGGAAAAATCAACAATGGATTGATCCATCTATATCGTGGCATACTAAATGGGGAATTGATACAAAAATTTTTGGTAAACAAATAGATATAATTGATAAAATAATGTCAACAGTATTGGTATGGGTTACTGATATGTGGCATCTTGTAAAGATGTTAATGTTAGTATGTATATCGTTAGCTATTGTGTTTTATTCACCGATATTCGTATTTTGGGTAGATGCTTTAATATTCTATTGTTTATTTACAATAACATTTGAAATATTCTCCAGTAAATTACTAATAAAAAAAACCCCTAAAAATTAGGGGTTTTTTATGACTATTTAGTTTTCTTTTCCTTGATAGTATATGTACCTTCCATCAAACCCCATGAAGATTCTTCCTGAAACGTATATGTCTCTGCAACATCATCAGCAGTCATTGGCTTAGTAAGATACCAAAGATCGTTATCTTTCCACGTTACCACAACCAGTTTCTGGTTTGCGGGAAGTTCCATAGATGCATTACCACCCCATTGTTTTGCTCTCATGTTTTCAGTACATGAGGTTACTGTAAGTGTCATAATAAATACTACACACACCATTAATAAAATTCCGATTACTTTTTTCATAATTTGTTTGTTTATTAGTTAATATTAAAATTTATAATTAAAATCTTCTTCGTCTATACTGATATTTTTTTCGTTTTTTCCAATTATTATCTTCATTTATATCATTTAAACTGAAATATAAGTTTAATCCAATAGATACAATAAATGCCATCAAATATATTAATTTGGTATGTAAAGGTTTTGGTTTTACTTTTAGGTAATAAAATTCACTAAACGATCTCCTTTTAAATTTTTTCAGATTTATATCTAAATATTCATAATATTCAGCTAATGTTCTTTCATTAAATACTGGTGTGGGTGATTTTACAACCCTTACAATATCTTCTTCTGTAAGACCTAATTCTTTTATAGGAAGAACTGGTGGTAAATAAGTTGTATCAATACCAGTTACATCAGAAATAGATTTTTTTAATTTTGTATTCAAAGGAATTGCAATAGGTAATTTTTGACCTTTTGTTGTTTCAATAGAATATTCATACATATCTAATACCCTGGATTTAACAGCGGGTGTTAAATTGTTTGATTTTTCCCAAGAAAACGAATGTGACCATTGTATTTCTTTTTTATCATTTATTCCTATACAAATAACCAATTCATTTTTATTTCCCTTTACCCAATAATTTTCTTGTTTTATTGCAATTGATAATGGTTTGTTTTCATATACAAGAATCCACAATCTAAATTCATTAGATGGACCATATTTAGCATTTAATCTATTAAACATAGTTTGGGTTTCTTTGGACACATTACCACCTAAAAAGACAGGACAATTATATTTATCTATTTTTTCTGGATATTGAAATAATCCTAAACTATCAGCTTCAGCTTTCGAAATAGGTGAAAGGTTAAACAAAGATAAATCAGATGCTTTTATACGGTTTTCATAACGGTGTTTAGTAAATACCCCTCTTCTTGAAGTTTCTTTACTATCCCAATTTGTTACATTAACATATGAATATTCCCCCACTCTTTGTCCTTGGAATTTTGTTCCTTTTGAATTAACACATTTATCTTTTGCATCATAGTTTTTGTGTTGTTCGGTTTTATGTGTTTCTGTACCAAATAAAACAACCAATTCATCATAATAATTTTCCCCCATATTATATGTATTACCCAAATCAGTTTTACACCACCAAGAAGGTCCAACATCATCCTGGTGTGAACAATCATAATATTCCGTACAATATTGTGTATTACCATCAGAATCAGTACCACACGCAACCTGTCTTGAACAAGTTTCAGAATGCCAATAATTATATGGTTCTTGTTCATATATTCTTACAATGGTTTCACCCCAATATTCATTAAACATTACAGATGTGTGGTCTACTAATGCTTTAGCACCAATTATTAACCCTAATGTTATTGTGAGTGATAATACAACTTCAAACCATTTATATTCTTTTGGATTTTTAAGATAAAATCCAAGTGTTACAAATATATTTACCAATAATGCACCAAATACTAACATATGATTTATTTTTTAATTTATATTTCTTGTACTACCAAAAGGGGATATGATTTACCACATCCCCTGTTTGGATTATAATATTATTAGAATAGTTCAGGTGTTTTGTCAATTCCTGTTTCACGTGCTGCTTTAGTTTCGACATTCACCAATATCTGAACATCAATTTTACCACGTTTACCAACAAAAAGACTTGACGGAAATAGATCAATTAGATTATCGTGTGTAAGTTTCAAGTCACGAAGAATGACCTGTTCAACGAAAAAACCTTCTCTTAGACCTTCAATAGAATTCATTAAATTTAGATAAAGGGTTTGATCAAATGTGGGATTAGCTTCTTGAATCCACATCATCATTTTTTCCCCGGTTGAATAACGACCTTCCATAACAGCTACCTGGAAATCAGTAGCAGCTTCTGCATAAGCTTTAGTTACACCAGCTTCGGTAACAAGAATTTCGACAAGTTTAGTGTAGAACATATCTACTTTGTCAAGTTGTGCGGGAATTTCATTCCTCAGCGTTTTTTCTGTATTAGATGTGTTTATCCAATATGCTACTATCGGACCTACTACTACCAACAGAACTGCAAATACAATCAAAATTTTTTTCATACAATTGTTTTTTAGTTAAAAATATAAATATCGGTACAAATGTAATAAAAAGATTTTAATAAAACAAATTTTATTTAAATTATTCTGTTTCCTTACCTAATTTACGGAAATCATCAAGTTCACCTGTCAGTTTATCCATATCTACAAGATGTAAAGAATTATCATCATCATCTAGAAGTTCAGCTTCATCCACATCTCCATTAGAATCAACAGAATTTAATTCGTCTAATTCTTCCTTAACTTCCTTATAAAAATCTTTCATTTTCTTTTGGATATCATAAAGCATTTTAATAGAGTCTCTGATTTCTTTTTGTAATATACCAACTGATTGATACATTAAAGGATCATTAATACCCATATCAATATTTCTCATTAAGTTTATGATTCCCCTTTTACTACAAGATAAACTAAATTTTAAATCTGATAATGCTTCAGAATCATTTTTAATAATAGTAGATAAATTTTTTGTCTGAATATCATCAGTACTTAGATATAATTTAGATAAGCATTCTAAAGTTTCATTACAATCTAGTTGTATAATATCTATTTCTTTTTGGTAATCAAATATTTCAATATCATTTATACCATCTAATATATCATCACTTGGTAATAAATCTTCTGGACTTAAATTTAATACATCATCTAATCCTTTCATTTCACCTTCTAAACTTCTAATATTATTTTTTAGTGTATTAATTTTTGCACTATTATTTCCACTCATTGCTTAGTTTTATTTTTATTTATATATAAATAATGGCTTTACCAAACAAAAAATCAATTATAGTATATAATAACATATGATAATTAATTTAATAGATCAATTAAATCAAGCATTAAATACAATAGTTAATATTAGGTATAATATTACTGAATATAGTGAATTAATTCCTAGTTTAGTTAAACTATGTACTGATAAAATATTAGAAATAGAAGATGATTCTATAAAAAAAGAACATAAAGATTTTGGTGATATTGAAATTAATTATGATGATAAATTTTATAAAATTAATATCAAAACACAAAATGTAGATAAAACATATTCGTTTCCCAATTTAATTTCCATAAAAAAAGCAAAAGATATTTTAATGGATCATACTAACAATATTTTATATATTTTTGTTGAATATGAATATAAAGATGATAATTTAAAAATAACAAAAATAAGTGTTCAAAATATAGAATCATTAGATTGGACATATTTGTATATACAGAATTTAGGAAAAGGTCAACTACAAGTAAAAAATATGTCAAAAGATGAATTCAAATTTAAGAATGATGTTACAAGAACACAATGGTTAAATATATTGAAAGAAAAGGGAATTGAATATTATGATAGTCTAATGTTAAAGGTCGTAGAATATAAATCAGAATGGGAAAATGAATAATGAATTTATGGATAATTAAAAATATAAAATTTGGTTATAGATATACTACAAATAAATCTATTAGGAAAAACATATCTGAATATTTTGATGACTATCTATTAAATATAATTTCTACTAAAGGAACAAATCAGGATAATCTAATAATAGTAGGTGGTGTGTTTTCTAATACTAACCCATCTATTGTAGCAATATCAGATGCACACAAATATTTAATAAAACTTTCAGAAATAATAAAAATTATTTTAGTTTCTACCCCAGATGATATAAGATATTTTGATGGAAATAATTATTCTACATTAGATTTATTTAAGAATATAAATAATATTGAAATTGTATCCTATAATAAAGATGATATTATTAAATTTGGTGATTGTATTATTGATATTGAAAATAGTAAAATAGAATTATTGAATAAAAAAATAGATATTCCTAATGCTATCCAATATGAAGATGATGATGAACCAGGTGGAATATTTATTAATAGAATGTCTGATAATAAGCATACTATATTAAATAATAAGTATTCACCTAAACATATAACATACGAAATTAATTCTTTTGATGATTTTAAAGATATTAAAAAGGATAATAATATTATTCATTTAATAATAAATAATGATTTAGATGAAGAAAATAAAGCACTTCTTAATATTGAAATTTTTAAACTAAATCCATCTAGTGTGAAATATAAAAATGAAAAAATTATAGAAAAAACTAAACTTATTGGGGATTTTGATATAAAAAGGACAATATATGATGCTGTTGGTGACAACGAAGAACTTAAAAATCAGTTTGATAGAATACTTAAAATCAGTAAAAATAAATGAAAAGACTTATATTTATATTAATAGTGTTTTGTGTGGGTTTAATTGGTTATGGACAACCAACACAAAATAAACCTATTTCTGATAGTGGTTATTACTATGGTGTAGTTAATGATTCACTCCTCAATAAATATATTTTTATGTCATTTTTATCAGATGATGGTGATGATAAAGTATTTATAGTTCCTTATATACAAGATTCTTTAAATAAAGATACATCTTTTATGCACAAAAATTTTGTTGAATCTTTAAAAACACAAGAATCAGATTCAATAGATGGAAACATTTATCTTGATTTAGGATGGTCTATACCTGGATTTGATAATTATTCTTATTATACAGTAGATGATAATCATATTACATTTTCTTTAAATATAGCAACAATGGATAGACCACTTTTAGATGTGTTTAACTTCGATGGTAAAATTTTACAAAATGGTAATGAAATAAAAGCAAAAATTTCAAGTACCGATTCTACATTTAATTTATCAATAATATTATTAATTTATAAAACTTTAGAATAATGAAATTTTCAACTATTTTTATTTTAACAATAATGTTTTTTTCAATATCATTTATTGGATGTAATAAAGCAGAAAAACCAAATTATAATTATACTAATTTCCAAGAACAAAAAACAAATAAAAAGGAAGTTAAAAAAGTTAAGAAATCAAAAGAAATTCAAAATGATGATGAAAATATTGAATATTCTTTTTGGTTTGTCGTGTGGGAAATAAAAGGTGAAGGAACAAAAGTTAATACTTTTATTGCACAACCACATGAGGGATTTTCTATGAAAGAATTTAAAAAAGAATATGGTGAAAATACTTTTTTAGTTAATTTAGTAGAAGTATCATATGCAACATATAAAATAGATTCAGAATAAATGAATATAGTTAAAACTAATATAGATGGATTAATTATCCTTGAACCAAAAATATTTGGTGATAAAAGAGGTTATTTCTACGAATCTTATAATATAAAAACACTATTGGACTTAGGTATTGATTATAACTTTGTACAAGATAATCAGTCAAGATCGTCATATGGTGTAATTAGAGGACTTCATTTTCAAAAAGAACCATATGCACAAACAAAATTAATTCGTGTATTAGAAGGTAGTGTTTATGATGTAGTAGTTGATCTTAGACCAGGTTCAAGAACTTATGGTGAATGGATGGGGTTTAATTTGACATTAGAAAATAAACAACAACTTTTAATACCAAAGGGTTTTGCACATGGTTTTTCTACATTAAGTGAATATGCAACCATACTATATAAATGTGATGAATATTACAACTTTGAATCAGATGGTGGTATTCGGTATAATGACCCACAATTAAATATAGATTGGAAAATACCAAAAGAAGATATTATAGTTTCAGATAAAGATAATAAGTTACCTTTATTATTGTCATAGATTTTCAAATACCAAATAGTATAGTCAATTTGTCAGTTTTAAAGATTAATATATATGACAAATTGACTTAAAAATCCAATGGTACATAATTTGATAATATTTATGTGATAATGTTTAATTACATTAAAAAATAAAATATTAAAATTATGTTAGTAGTTAGAAAAAACAAAGAATGGAATACCCTTCCAACAATGGGTAGCTTTCTAAATGAATTTTTTGGAAATGAAAATTTATCATTAGGTCATAGATTTATTGATAAAAATGAAAATATTACTGAAAACGATAATTCATATAAACTTGAATTATCATTACCTGGATTTTCAAAAGAAGATATAAAGATTGAATTAAACGAAGGACTTATTTTTATTACAAGCGAAATAAAAGAAACAGACGAAAATAATTATTTTAAAACTTCATTTGAAAAGAAATATTTTTTACCTGAAGATGTTGATATAGATAATATTGATGCATCAATGGAAAATGGGATTTTATCTATAACCCTTAATAAAATAAAAGAAGTGGAAACTTCAACAAAAGTTAAAAATATAGATATAAAGTAAGAACTAATTATTTAAAAAGTAAAGAGTAAAAATTAAAACAAATTAAAAATGCAAGGAAAAGTAAAATTTTTTAATGTAACCAAAGGTTTTGGTTTCATCAAAGACAACGAATCAGATAATGAATATTTTGTTCATATTTCTGGAATTAATGAAGATTCACTAAATGAAGATGACGAAGTTAGCTTCGAATTAGTAGATGGTAAAAAAGGATTAAATGCAGTTAACGTAACACTAGTATAAATTCAAAAATTAAAAAAACAAATAAATTATGGGAGCAATTATAGGAATAGACTTAGGAACAACAAATTCATGTGTATCAGTTATTGAAGGTGGTGTACCAGTAGTTATCGCTAATAGTGAAGGACGAAGAACAACCCCATCTATTATAGGTTTTCTTGAAAATGGGGAAATAAAAGTAGGTGAACCTGCTAAAAGACAAATGGTAACTAATGCTGATACGATTTATAGTATAAAAAGATTAATTGGTAAAAGTTATAATGATGTCAAACATCTTAAATTTCCGTTTGACGTACACGAATCTAAAAACGGAATGCCTGTTATCCGTATTAAGGACAGGGATTACACACCACAAGAAATATCAGCAATGATTCTTCAAAAAATGAAGAAAACTGCAGAAGATTATCTTGGTGTAAAAGTAACGGATGCTGTTATTACAGTTCCCGCTTATTTTAATGACCAGGAAAGAACAGCAACGAAAGAAGCTGGTAAAATTGCAGGTCTAGATGTAAAAAGAATTATTAATGAACCAACAGCAGCATCATTGGCTTATGGCTTAGATAAGATCGAAGGTGATAAGAGAATAGCTGTTTTTGACCTTGGTGGTGGAACATTTGATATATCAATCCTTGAATTAGGTGATGGTGTATTTGAAGTTAAATCAACCAATGGTGATGTAAATCTTGGTGGTGATAATTTTGATGAGATGATTATAGATTTTCTTGTTGATGAATTCAAAAAAGAATATAATCTTGATCTTAGACATGATAAAACAGCATTCCAAAGAATTAGGGAAGCTGCAGAAAAAGCTAAGATTGAATTATCATCTTCATCACAAACAGAAATTAATCTTCCATATATTATGCCTGTTGATGGTGTACCAAAACACTTAGTTGTTACGTTAACAAAAGCTAAGTTTGAATCTATGGTAGATGGACTACTTACAAAGTTGAAAACACCTTGTAAGAAAGCTCTGAAAGATTCAGGTTATAAAGCAACTGATATTAACGAAGTTATTTTAGTTGGTGGATCAACAAGAATTCCGATTGTACAAGATTTAGTTAAGGATATTTTTGGAAGAGAACCATCCAAGAATGTGAATCCGGATGAAGCAGTTGCCGTTGGTGCAGCTATTCAAGGTGGTGTTTTAACAGGAACAATTAATGATGTTCTTTTACTTGATGTTATTCCAATTTCGGTTGGGATTGAAACAATGGGTAATGTAATGACAAGATTAATTGATTCTAATACAACAATACCTACATCTAAATCACAAGTGTTTTCAACAGCATCAGATAATCAACCAAGTGTAGAAATTCATGTTATCCAGGGTGAAAGACCAATGGCAAAAGATAATAGAACATTAGGTAGATTTCACTTAGATGGTATTCCACCTTCAATGAGAGGGATTCCACAAATCGAAGTTACATTTGATGTAGATGCTAACGGTATTCTTCAAGTATCAGCTCACGATAAAGGAACAGGTAAGAAACAATCAATTAGAATTGAGGGTGCTTCCAACCTAAGTGATACTGAAATTGAAAGAATGAAACAAGAAGCAGAAGAAAATGCTGATTCTGATAAGAAGTTAAAAGAAGAAACAGATACACTTAATCAAGCTGATGGTATGATTTTTAATACTGAAAAACAAATCAAAGAATTTAGTGATAAATTTGAAGGTGATGAAAAAGAAGAATTAGAAAAAATGGTCGGTGAATTAAAAGAATCACATTCTGCTAAAAACTTTGATAAGATCAAAGAAGATGTTGATACTATAACAGCTAAATGGAATACAATTTCAACTAGAATTTATAGTCAAACACAACAACCACCAACAGATGATGGTGGACCAGGGGATGACCCAGGTGATGACCCAGGTGTTGAAGATACAGACTTTGAAGAAGTTAAGTAAAAAGAAAAAGGTGATAAGAAATTATCACCTTTTTTATTTATAATAATTAGCTAACATAAGGAATATGTAATATATTTTCTATATATTCTCTAAATTTTTTATTATCATCTGTATCAATAGTCATATGCCACCCATAATCACTATATCTGTTGGGGTCATTCGAATCTATATCCACTCGAAATGCGTCTTTATCACCCCTTAGATATGTTGAAGTATAACTAATCGTATGTAATTTATAACTAGAAGCAGAAACTCTACCAGTATAATCATAAAAGAAATTTGCAATTCCTTTCTTGGTAAAATATTTCCATTCATTACCATCGTTTAAATTACCAGTAAGGATATTAACTGGTTTAGAATCTTCATACCAAGTCAAATGTGAACTATATTTTAATATAATATCACCACTTTTAGGTATATCACTTAAAGCACTTCTAAATTCTTCTTCATTATTACAAGTTACCCTATCTGTAGTTAAAACCATTTTCATATATTCCTTTCTGACTATATCATCTATATAACCCCTTATATATTCTGGTGATTTATCAGTTAATATATCTTCATATTTACTAAATAATGTATATCTTTCTGGACCCAATAAGTTTTTAATTTCTTCTTCAGATTTGGGTTTCATTTCATCCCTAATAGATTCTTTTATAAATTGATTAAAGGTTGTGAGCTTTTTCATTAGTTTAATTTAATTTTATTTACATCTTCTATTTTATCAATGACATATACTTTTATAGTCTTTTCACCGTCTATCCATCTACGGTAAGCTCTGTGCCACCCAT